GTCGTCCGAAGAAGATCCAGACAGACCTCTTTTCGGCTGCGCATCGGTGCATGAAAAAGAATGGGTTGGACACCACACATACTCGCTGCACTAATTGGCTCGCGACACGTGGGGCATCGTTGGCTCATGATCGCATGCTGAAGAAGACACCCTCCACAATAGAGCTGATGACAGCACGATAGAAAAGTGGGGTGAACACAGTTGTCCAAACAGATCATACACTCATTCTCCTCCACTTTGCGTTGAATAAGGGCATGCTTCGTCGTCGGCTGATGGGCCCGATACTCTTGCCATTCCTTCTGTTCCACATGGAGCGCATGAAACAGAAGAGGGACCGATTCAGGAGAGATCGTCGTAGAACGATGTGTCACCATCCGAAAACTTCGTAGGGAGGAGAGCGTCACCGTGGGACAGCATGTGATCGTGCGGGTTACGATCTCGGGCAACCCCATACTCGTCGTAAGAGATTCCACCCCATTTCGTAGGACCATTCGTGATCGGTAAGGGTGATAAAACGGAAGATAGTCTTTAAAGAAAGAGGATGATGCGAGGGTTTGTTCATAGGGGACCGTGGGATCTTGGAGAAGCCAATGTTCCGCTTCGGGATGAAGAAGGACACGATCCTTGAGCGCATACAGGTTACTTTTCATAATGATGGGGTGTTTAAAGAGAAGGGGGATCCATTCATTGGTGATGAGCCATAGAAATTGGAAGCGAATGGGGGTGGACATAGACGGCAGATAGATGGAGGAGGCTTCATCGATGAACACTTGGTTCCATTCAATCTGGTGCTCTGTCGCATAGTCTTGAACCGCTTTAAAGCATTTGTTGCTTGTGATCACGAGCTTGTGTTCTACCATATCCTCTGCGAGAATGGCGTGTTGTAGTTGTCGTTTGTTTTCTACGAGAACGTGGGGGAGCGTTGTATGCGTCGTAATTTCTTTTTTCCATTGTTCCATCAACAAGTGAGGGACCACGATCAGATGAACCGATCGCGTGGCAGAATGGCGATACATGTCGTGAGAGAAGAAATAGGTGGAAGAGGCGGGAGACAGTTCGGAGGTCATGGTGCCATGAGAATAAAAAGAATAAGAAGACAAATAGGCCAGAATGCTTCGCATCTTTCCTGATCCCGCAGGATCCGCCACGATACCGATTTTTCCATTCACGACCGTAGATCCAACCACATAACCGTGTATCATTTTGTCGCGATATTGATGCATGGCGCGGACCATGTTTTGTTGATGCGGATAGAGGGAACCACGGATACGAGGGATGGGCAATGGGGGTTGATCACACGGTGGAAAGGATTGATGATAGACATCATTGATTAAAGAAAGAGTATCATAGAGGGCCATGTGCGCTTTGTTATATGCCATTCTTCTGTGCTTTAGGTGTGGCTTTGATACCAGGAAAGGAGGAGAGGGTTCGTCACCAGATCCTCTAATCGGTAAGAGAGACGCTTGAATGCGGGATGAGCATGCTGTGTATGCTGTGCAATCTTCTCAACTGTATTGTCGCTATGACACATGACCAGAATGGTCTTCTTGGGATCCAGTTGAATCATGGGAGAATTCTGTAAAAAAGACGCTTCTTCCGCATGCGTGACATACTCATCATACCGATGAAGATCGGAATATCGTTTTCGCCATGCCATGGTGCCATTCGTCGCATGACGGGGCCCAAAGGGACCCGAAGAATAGAGACGCTGGGTGCTCATTTCGTATAAATACATTTCAGACGAACCCGCAAGATCACATTGCGGATTCTTCCGAAACGCTTCCACCACAGACTGAATCCGATCAGGGGGATAATAATCGTCATCGTCCATTGCCACAATGATCTCTCCGCGCGCCTCTTGGTTCAGGCGGTTTCGTTTGGCGCCAATCCGCATTTTTTCATCTACTCTCAGATATCGTAGATGGGGGATCGTTTTCGATGCCTCTTGAAACAAATCCTCTACCGAGTCACGACCATCGTCCAACACGATCCATTCCATTTGCTCTTTGGGAAAGGTCTGGTGGCGATAGACTTCCAGAAGGGCAGGGATAAAACGGCGACGCTGATACGTAGGAGTGACGACGGATACGACGATCGTCATTTCTGTATTCACATGCGAGAGTGTTTAGATACCATTCCATAACCATCCACCTGAGGTGGGACTCCTTGTTTTGATTGCGCCTCCCCATTGGGGCGATGCAATCACTGCAGACATCGTAGAGACAGCTTTAGGGACCGCCTTAGGCGCAGGTATCTTGGATCCATTAGAGGCCATCACATCAAGAATATCAGCACTTGTGGAAGTAGAGGAAATCACCGCAGGGAGCGCCTTGGAGGCATTAGGAACGGCTGGTAGCGCCTTGGAGGCGTTCGAGGCATTCAAGGCGTTCGAGGCAAGGACCGCTGGTAGCGCCTTGGAGGCATTAGGAACAGCTGGTAGCGTTTTGGAAGCAATGACCGCGGGTAGCGCCTTAGAAGCATTAGGATCGGCTGGTAGCGCCTTGGAGGCATTCGAAGCATTCGAAGCATTCGAAGCATTCGAAGCATTCGAAGCAATCGAGGTATTCGAAGCAATGACCGCGGGTAGCGCCTTGGAGGTATTCAATACATTGCTAGACACCTTTGGAACAATGACATTGGGGGGTGAACGAGAAGGAACCTCTATTGAGTTAGGAGCTCTTTTTATGGTAGGAGGAAGATTGTCCGTTGATACAGTAGGAGCAGAAACGACAGGAACTACAGGTGCCGCATGAATCCGTTTCATGTTCTTTTCTACCGTCGCATATCGTTCCACAAATGGTTTCGACCCTTTTACTGTGTCTCCATACGGAAAGGATTCCTGTAATGCCTCCATGTATTCATCCATGATGCTCTTTTTCCCATTGCCACCCCCATCCGTTCGCTCCAACTCCTTTCGGTCCTCCTCCGTTTTCGGATAATAAAAAGGATATTTGAAGAAGCGTCCAAGGAAGGAAGTCCCAGGTGTGGTCGTGATGGGCATAATGGCAAAGATTCGTGGGTAAATACGGATGGGCGTTGTGTCCCCATCACGATCTTCCAGCTCATTCCGATAGTAACTGTATCCCGCTTTGACAAGATAATAAAAAACCAGGACCACAGTTGCAGGAGAAAAAACAGAACACAAGGTCAACACAAACAGGAAAAAGAGAAATCGAATGGGAGCTGGATACACAATCATCTCATTCGAAACAAGAGAGGCCAGATACAAAATCAACAGGGGATAGATCAATTGCTGTATGATTTCTATGATTTTATTAAAAATACCTGAGGCACTCACTTGTGTCATTGTGCTTGCTACTGTATTCAGGGTCGTCGTGGCAATGGCCATGACAGTAGTGAGATTAGAGGTGTTCACATTCGTGACAGACTCCTTTGACAACTTCTCCAGATTTTGAATCACATCCGTGATCGCACTGGCATGAGACTGATCGCGGATGCTCGGGTCTCCTTGAAGAAGGGTGCCTTTCAGGTCCTGAAGAATGGCTGTTCCCTTTGTTAGCGTGTCACGGAGACCCTTTGAGTCAGTTGGTGGTGCCTGTAGCATCGACACGACATCCGTGAGAGACGTGGCAAGCACTGTGTAGTTTTTTGGAGGGGGCACAGAGGGAGGAGAGTCTGCAAAGGAGTCCGTAGATGCTTTTTCTTTTGTATCCTTGTCCTTGTTGGGTGTATCTTTGTTGCGTGTATCTTTAGAAAAGAAGGGTATCTTCTGTGTGACATAGTTCGTTGCCTGTGTCACACGAGAAATAACCGCTTGAAAAGACTGAAACATGGACTCCTTTTCTGTCTCCTTTGACATTCTATGTCCACAACGGATTTTAATGAATCTGTTGTAGCCTCGCATACTCGCTTGATCTCATAGGGCCATGCTTATAGTGCATACTTGAGCCCTCCCATTCCAGAGGTGATCGTCACCCAATTTAAACTCTCCACATACATCGTGATGTTATACTGATAGAGACTATTAGCAGGAAGTGGATATACATTGAGGTCCACTTGAAATAGTTTAATGCGACTGCTATTGATGCTACCATCAGGCTGAGGCGTTGGCGAGGTTAGTCCAAAAGGATAGACAATCATCTCGGGGTCGGGGAGACCCTTCAGGTATTTCCATGGAACAACCTGATTGTAATAGGTGATCGGTTTCTCCTCTTGAAGAGGGTTTCCATCTCCTAAGATGGATAGGGAGCGAACAATCGACCGCTGACCATTGAGAACAATTTGGCCTGAGGAGCCGGCTTGTGTCACATTCGCAGGCCATCCCCCAGGAGGAAGAAAAGGAGGTTTGGCAGGATTCACCCAGTTCGTCAGATTCCAAATCTCATTTCGATAGGCAATCGTATCAGAACGTCGTGGAAGAAGCAAGATGCGCTCTACAGGATTGTGCGTATCCAACTCCACCAGTTGTCGTGAGGAAATAGAATCAAACTGGTAGGTTGTCACTTGTCGAACCAGATAGGAGAGAGATTCGGACGAAAACTGGAGACGCTCCTCGTCTGTGACATAGACATAGGTCATCTGAATGCGGGGCTGAAAGGCCCAGGATTGGAGGAGAGGAGCGGGCGTTCCAATGTCCGTCAGAAATTGATTGATGGTCACGTCGCTGATGTCAGACACCGAGGTATAATAGACATTGTCGGGTTGCGAGGGGATCGGGGACGGATGAAACTCATAACCAGGCGCCACTTGAACACCATTTTTGTCTAGGATGCGATAGAGTTCGCGAATCGGGCGCAGAGTAATTTGAATCTCACACTCATGATACTGGAGTGCCACCAGAGGGAGCGCTTCAAAGGTGGATTCTGCAAACCACAATGGGAGGGGAACATACATACGTCGGCCCGCAATGGAAGGACGGTTTACATTGGGAGGCGTAGTCGTAGATCCTGTGGGACCATTACGATTATACACGGTGGGATATCCGCTTTGTGAGTCACCGCCATTATAGAGACCATTTGCAGGATCATAGAGTTCGGGCACATCTCCCACGAGGGACTGCCATTTTTGATAAGTGCGTGAATCCATGTCGCATTGCGCCTTGGCAATCAAATACTCACCACCGCATTCCTGAATTTTTTGACCACCAATGAAAAACGCCATGTTCTGAATGATATGACAACCGATATACCGCGTCCATGCAAAGTTGTATTGGGCCGTTCGGCCCGATGCGGTGGGTAGATTGACAAACTTGGAATAAATATCGGGCAACTCAAAGACAAAATAAATGTCACGAACGAGATCGGCGATACGCTGGATTTTAAAGCGAACCTGGACGGGCTGATCGTAAAGGAGATCCTGTGGGCCATCCATGGCGAAGGTCACTGATTCTTCCGCAAAATGCGCATATTTCTTGTAGGTTTTATAGAAATAGGTGAAATCGGGATTGCCACTAAGGAGGACATTTTGTGCTCCGTAGGCGACGAGAGAAAATAATCCACCACCAGGCATTGGTGTTACTAGTATAGATCAAGATCCTTTAGACTTATGTGGAGGCAGAATGCCTCCATATTATAAAAGCACATTTCGATTCATACCTCGCCCCTCCATATAGACGACAGGGTAGTTCATAGGATCGAGTTGTCTCGCCTTGATTTCAAAACGATCCACTGTATGAAACAACTTTATAGGGCCAAAAGGGCTAGCATACACACATCCATTTGCAACAGAATTACATATGTTGTCTGATAGAAGGTTCTGATAAGATGGTAATTCGGCACGATAGCCTCGTATGGCGCCATAGGTAAACATGGGGGCGCACCAATAGCGCAAAATGAGGGGATTCATTAATTACATAGTGATATATGTAATTTAAGTAGGCGGGGGACACTTCGTTTCCCCCGTGCCCCCTCTCCCGTGAAGCGGACTTGTTTCTACACCTAACTTTTAGAGAGCGGACTTGTTTCTACACCTAACTTTTAGAGAGCGGACATGAATCTACCCTATCACTTATGGAGGGGGTATAGGTTAAGTGCCCATATAATATAGGAAAATATACGTCTTCTCCTAGAGAAGGGGGTATGGGGGCAGAATGCCTCCATAGGGGTATGGGTTTGCCTCTATAGGGGTAAATTCACGCCCTCTTCATAAGAGAGGGGTGTGGGGACGCTTGCGTCTCCACCTAGTTGTTATTCGTCCACCACGTATCATCCAAATAGGGCGCAGACGATGAATCCATCACATCCGAATCCATCACGGTCGAGGGACCCTCTGACAACAGCTGTTGAATCTCAGAATATGACAACGCGTAATTAAAATACGTCAGACGACTGAGATAGCCCTTCATGGCACCATACACTTGAAAGCCGTTCTCGTCCACAGAGGGGACATGGGAGCGATCCAGTTTCATTTGACGCTGACTGAAACAGATAATATCCTGATCATTCTGATACGGAGTAAATCCATCAAAGGAGTGTCGTTTGGACAGATTTCCATTGATAAAGATGTCCAACGCATTATCATTGCAACTGATCACCACATGAACCCATTTAGAGATCGGAAAGTTGTCCACTTCCACATAATTGTTCCATGTGCGGTAGGTATTCATATAGACACGGAGGGTATTCGTATCGGATCGCAAATAGACGCCGGGTGCTAACAGAGGAAATTGAGAACTGTATCCTTTGTGAAACACATGGAGCAGACCCTGTTCTTGGCGAAAAGAGGACGGATTGACATTAATAAAGAAGGAGTAGCTAAATTCAATTCCACTTCTCTCATTGGATGACAGAGAGATCGGTTTGGATCCCGCCGCATTTGGATTCTGACCAATGATTTTGGTTCGCACATCGGTCGGACAGGTGTTCGGGATAAGCTCCGTTCGGTTCGTATGAAGGCGGTTCATATAGTTTGCCATCATCTCCACGAACACAAAAGAGAGATAGATACATCCTACCAGAACAACCGCATAGAGCGCCTGTGCGATCACATCTGATTGAACGATGTCTGTAATGACGGATAGCACACCACTACTTACATTTTCTGCCTGATTGGGGCCTGCAGGGTTTGCATTGCGTGCGTTGTTTGCATTGCCTGCCATCCCTTTTACTAGTTTGTATGATTTATTTTATAGGGGCGCCCACAGCGTCTGGTGTATGCGATGTGGGGTTATGCGACATTCAACGAAAGAGAGACTCCTGGCGCAAAGATAGACCCCAACCACCCTCCAAATGAGGTAATGGGTTCAGGTCCTGCCATGTAGAGCGTGTGAACTGATTCGGGATTCAATGCGGTATCATACATCGTCGTCGTAGACAGTTGTCCGCCGAACCCACCGTAGTCCAAGATGCTCGCAGAATATCCGCTGGAATCCACTTTGTATTGTGCGGGAAGAACACAGGAACGGGCCAACTTTCCGTCCGTATAGACGTCCACTGTTTTGGCATTCACAGACACGGTCAGATGAACCCATCGTTGAAGGTCAATCTCGGGCAGATCGCACAGAGGGGTACCCTTACCAGTGTCATTGTCCATCGAAAGAGTCGTAAAGAGGGTAGTGAGAGACGCCTTAGACAGATCATCCTCCGCACGATGACGATGTGGCATTCCTTGATCATGCGTATGAAATCGGATGTGAAGTTTTGGGGTTCGTCCTCCCAGATAGATCCGAAAGGTGTCAAATTGCGGACCACCTATGCGTAAGATGGATTTCATCAATCCGGATCGATAGGACCAATTGGACACATAGATCCAGGTGGAAACCGTGAATTCTCCTCCTTCAAACAGTCGTGGAAGTTGATCGGCACGGACGATGATCGGCTGACTGGCATCAGTCGTGGCGGATCGTGTAGAAGGGACCAGTGTAGTAGGAGTTCCCATGCGCAGACCAAATAGATACTGATACAAATAATACATACCAAGGAGACTCACAAAAACAAGCATATACGGGATCATATAATGAAGCGGTGCTGGTTCATGGGAGGTTGCGTTCATGTTCTGTCAGAGCTGAGGATAATCTTCCTGAATTCATTCAGGCATAAGGCGATTTCCATTGTTTCATTCCATTCTGTGGAGGAGAGGTAAGAGGGCTACATGGTAAACCGGGAGGGCATTGTGCCGATAACTTGGGGAACGGCAGAAGCATGTCAATCGAATTGGTTTCCAGGATATTATGATTGCTATCCACATATGTCAAGTGAATTTTTTCTACATCGACAGGAGTCATGCGATTTTCCTGGACAATCACGTGGATGGCGGAACCTCCTAGACCTTTCTGTCCCACAGACAATGGACTGCTAATGACGACAGGATAATTCTCTAGACGCTGTGAGGCAACAATGCGACCATCATAAATCACATCAAATCGACGGCCCTCACGAAGAATGGCAATGAACACCCACTTCTGCATCGGAATCGGGGGAAGATCAATGATCTCTTCTTTGAGACGACCTTGCGTTGTTTTCACGCGAAGACGGGTGGTTTGTTTATTCTTTTCATGAGATCCTCCCATCAACTCAAAAAACCAATTGTTTTCCACTTGGATCAGTGGAAGATATCGTTGTCCATAACGGGCTGTGCGGTCACCTCCTTTCAGATAAAAGAATCCCATGACGGAAGATCCACTGGAACCCAGTATTTTTTTTTGTGTCACATCGGGCAGCATCACGTCGGTCTTGGTGTTCAATGGAGTTAAAGAGGACAATACATCCTGCGGGCCTGATGGGCGATACATGATCAAGTAGATCACATAGATGATACAGGCGAGAACACCTGCTTGTAACAAAAGGGGAAGAATCTCCATCCTATCTACTTCTCTGAGGGGATTCCTACGAGGAGGTTCCTGTTCCTGTTCCTAGTCCTGTTCCTATTTCTGTGAAGAGTGCGGAACCCTCAGACAATAGGGTGGATATTCTGGATGCTCTCTCAGTGGCCAACGCTGCCGCCGCTGTTGCTGCATCCATCGCGGAAGTAGATGCATCGGAGAGAGATGTGCATGACGTAGAAGAAGGGATGGGGCCTAGATTAAAGTCTTTTGCCGTAGTGAGAGCAGGGGTCGCCTCTCGTATTTCGGATGCGTTGAGGATGCGCCCCCATAGTTTCAGTTGACGAAGCGTAGCAAGACCTGGCACGGGAACGATATCACCTGTGATGTCCAATGGAGGTGCATGAAATCGCCGTGTCCTCATCAATTGTCCATTGAGGTAGACCTCCATTCCCTGTTCCATGATCACCGTGCTCAGCCGAAACGGGGTTTGGACAGGAACGTTAGAGAGGATACTGGTTTCCATTCCATGGTTTTTATTCAATACTGACACGATCAAATCATTCGTATCAGGTGTTAATGCCACTACCACATTATATCGTTGTAGAATGCTGAGCAGGGTTTTTCCTGAAGGTGTCCCCTCTTTCAGGACTCCTCCGCGATGAAACAAGAGACGAGGGGTAGAAGAGAAGGCAAGGGGGTTCTCAATAAAAATATCTACGTGGAAGGAATATCCATAGGATTGACTGCGAATGGGGAGGCTCGCATTTGGAAGGAGAGCAGAGGATGAGGACCAGTAAAGGATTCCATCATCAAACCCTGGAACAGGAATGAGACCCGGAGTGCCAGGGCGAAGACGGAAGATAGGGGTAATGAAGAAATGGACAAATAAAATGATGATCAACAGAACACAGAGGATTGCAAAGACATAGGCAATCATGCTAGACAGTTGAAATCCGTTTGCACTCGTCGAAGATGCGATGGCATTTGTTGCCGCAACACCCGTTGTTGCAATACTGGTTGTCGCATTCGAATAGAGACGTCCAAAGAGTCCTGAGATTCCTGTGGAGCCTGTGGAGCCTGTAGAACTTGAAGAGTTCGCGGGCTTCTTTTCCATCCAAGAAGATACCTTTCCCACAATGGATGCCTTATCATTTGGCTGACCAGCAATCCTATCAATCTGATTAAGAACCTGGGCCTTCTTCGTTGCCATTCTCTGATACTTCCTTTCGTTTTTGAATGGAGCATAAACACCCCTGTCCGTGTAGCATCAATATGGCGACCCTACCGGACTGCACATTGACGACGGGATGCTTTCTCTTACAGAAATACCATGCAGGTAGCCGAAGTCTCGCTGATACTCTGCAGGGCATGGAGGCGCTCTTGGCCGTTCCGTGCTATCTTGTCATCTATTGTAACAAAGAGCTCTATGAGCATATTGTGGAGCGCCGTCGTGCCCATCATCTAGAGAGCATCACCCGTGTGATTTCGGTAGAAGTAGAGGATCTATGGGCCTATCAATTTGCCGATCAGATCCGTGCCAATCGTGAAGTCTATTGGCCAACACGAGATGCGCGGATTTCTGTGGAGAGCACGGTGGTGGTGTTTAATAAATTTAACCTGGTGCTTCGGACGATGGGGGAGAATCATTTCAAGAGTTCAAGGTTCGGTTGGATTGATAGTAACCTCAATAAAATGGGGTCTAAAGTGTGTATGGATGGTCAATTGAGTCGTCGACTACTCTCCACATTACACCAAATCACAGACCGTTTCCATCTCATGATCCTCAATGTAGAGGACAAAAAATACAAACAGGCTGAATGGAAACGCGCCTATTATCAGCAGGCACGATGGGTTGCAGTGGGATGCTTCTTTACATGCTCAGAACGAATCGGTCGCCCTATTCTCCAACGTCTTCAGGAGGTCATAAGGGGCACGATTCATCAGGGGGTCGGACATCATGAAGAATACTGCTACCTGGAGGTGCTCGACGAATTTTATGACGATATTCAACGAGGCTATGGAGACTACCAGCAAGCAGTGCATAACATGATTAAACCAACCGAATCACTGGTCTATATATATCACAATATCGTCATGAAATATTTTTATATGGGCTATGACCGAGAATGCCAAGAGGTATGCCGTTCGATGATTGCGTCATTTGATGAACATTTGCCAGAGGCTAATATGGATTTATATGTTAGACTCTACGCAGTATATTATCTCTCTACGATGCGTCAGGATGCAGTTCGTGCCGCAGAAATTGCAGATCGTATTCGCGAATATATCAAGACGCACCCGTTGTTCAGACATCATTTCTTTGAACTGCGTCATTTGGTGGGGATGGAGAAGTTTGCGCTTTAGGTCCCTCCGTGAGTCTGACCCAGCATATAGCATACGCCCCCCACGGTAGACAAGAGGATCCCTCCTGTAATAAACCCCTTGATGAACGAGCGGGTATCCACTTCGGCCATGTCTTCAGGCGTCCACACGGGAGAGCGATCGCGCCGACCGAGACGCTCATAGTATTGCATGACTTCGTCTAGCGTCCATAGGGGCTTCTCGAGTGTCTTATTCACCGCATTATGAAGCATGACCGTCCACTGAATGAGATCTGTGCGTGAATCCAGGAAGGGTGTCAGAGGATGGGCGGTCAAATGAGCCGCATAATGAGTGCGACAGACTGGGCAAGGGAGCAAGTGAGCCAAAGATTCGTAAAAGTCTTTTGCGCATTTTTTATCCGTATAGGTTGGAGTTTTGGAATAGCCAATCGCGACCAAATGAATCGTATGCCAAAAGAAGGGTCCCCATACACGCGGGGGAAACTGCATTCTATTACACGGTGCGTTCTTTGGTATCTTTTATAAGGCGCGTGAGGCACCGCGACACGCATCTCTGCGCCGAATGTGTGTGACGCACTCATGAGGCGCACGCATATCTAAAGAGGAAACGGTGTGGTTGCCTAGCATGGATGGTCTCCACCGTATCCCCCACTGTACCAACTGTGGCCTCCCAGGTCACGTCTTTCGTTCCTGTTTATCTCCTGTCACCAGTTATGGAATGATTGCGATGCGGTATCCGTCTGACGCCCATCAACAGTCCCTGTTTTCTCCTTCGTGTTCTATTCGGAATCCCACAGACAGCCTCCAATTTCTACTGATTCAACGAAAAGATTCCATGTCCTTTGTTGAATTCATACGCGGTAAGTATCACCCTCATCACGATGAATACATGGGGAAACTCCTACAAGGAATGACTCTGAAAGAGCACGAACTTCTTCGCACACTATCCTTTGAGCAATTGTGGCAGCACATGTGGGGAGGGTCATCGGGCGTCCGATCCCATAAGAGCGAATATCATGCCTCCGAGCAGCGTTTTTCCCAAATGGCCCATCGAATTCCAGAATTGATAGAGCGCTATCCGACGACATGGACGGAGTGTGAATGGGGATTTCCAAAGGGCCGACGGAACCCCTATGAGACCGATATGGGATGTGCCATGCGCGAGTTTCAAGAGGAGACGGGTCTTCATCGCGGTGATTATTCCGTCATTCATAATACACAGTCTGTCTCAGAAACATTCTTTGGATCCAATCAGGTTCATTACTGCCATAAATATTATTTTGCGATCTGTCATCCCCATGTGGACGTTCAGATGAACCCGCAGAATCCCCATATGACACGTGAAATTTCTGAAATCAAATGGTGTTCCTTAGAGGAGGCCATGATAAAGATTCGTCCGGATCATATCGAAAAGCAGGAACTCCTGCTCAAAGCTGGGAACATCATGAAGAATTTCTACCCTGTGTCTACGTTGGATTCTCATCGGTCCATGTCTCGAAAGGCGTAAGCCTGACCGAAAGGCGTGATAGATTCCCTTCTCTAATTTATGATGTCCTACATAGAATGGCGGCGCTTAAAAAAACATTTAAAGATCCATTCGCAAACGACAGCGATGAAGAGACATCTCCTGTGGCTGTTCCTGCACCAGCGCCTGTGGCACGACCCCTGCCTGTGGCAAAGCCCCTGCCTATGGCAAAGCCCCTGCCTATGGCACAGCCCCTGCCTATGGCAAAGCCCTTGTCCTCCTCACTGGAAGAATCCCCTGTTGCTGATTTTGTTCCCATGCCGATACGTAGACCCATCACACGACCTGTATCCGTCGCTGTACCAAAACCTGCACCTGTTTCTGCGCCTATTCCTATTGTTGCGCCTGTTGCCCCTGTGGAAGAGGCTCCTATTGCCCCTATGGAAGAACCTGTGGTAGCACCTTTTGCCCCTATGGAAGAACCTGTGGTAGCACCTTTTGCCCCTATGGAAGAACCTGTAGAGGCACCTTTTGCTCCTATAGAAGAGGCACCTTTTGCTCCTATAGAAGAGGCACCTATAGCACCTTTTGCCTCTATAGAAGAGGCACCTGAAGAGGCACCTGTGGAAGAACCTATAGCACCTGTGGAAGAACCTATAGCACCTATTGCCCCTATAGAAGAGGCACCTGTGGAAGAGAAACCTGTGCTTGCCCCCGTGATTTTGAATTCTCTTGCGAATGACATTCCTCCGATTCAGGCATCCATGAGTCGTATGAGAACCATTCGACGTCCCAGACAAGTGATGCCTTCTTTTGCATCGGACGCTCCTGTTGGCCTTCCTGTCGATGCTCCGATTGCTCCGATTGCTCCGATTGCTCCGATTGCCCCCGTGGCACCCGTGCGCCCATCCATTCGACGTCCTCAACGAGTGGCTCAACAACCCGAACAGGTTGCAGGTCCTCTCGGATCCCTTCCCGAAGCCGAACTGCTACAGCGCTGGGAGTTCACTACCGATTTTTCCGAGCGTGATATCATCCTCGCAGAACTCCAGCGTCGTGACCTCTTTCCCTCCCAGGCCATGACACGCTGGGAACAAGAAACAGGTGCCTATCCTGATGTCATGGATCGCGAATTTCTACAGAAGCTATTATCCAAACGGGAATTTGCGGAGTCTCTCCAAACGACCTGGAAACCACGTGCGAATCCCTGTGAAGACCAAGGCACCTTCGAAGTCACCCCCGTTCAGCGGTTTGTCGCAAACTTCATGTCACCCAAGACGCCCTACATGTCTGCCCTCCTCTATCATGGAGTTGGTGTCGGTAAAACATGTGCAGCCGTTCAAATCATGGAGGCCTGGCTCGAACATTTTCCCCATCAACAGGTGATTCTCATTGCGCCTCCCACGATTCAACAGGGATTCTTTCGCACAATCTTTGATTCCTCCAAGGTCGTGATCGGACATGGAAATGAACCCAATACAGCCTCTCAATGCACGGGAACCACCTACTTGAAGCTGACCAACATGATGTATGAGCGCAACATCGGTGTTATTGAAAAAGCCGTGAACAAAATGATCAAACGACGCTTCAAAGTATTCGCCTACATTTCCTTTGCGAACTATATTCAATCCCTTATCAAGGGCGTTTCAGGAAAAACCGATGAACAGAACGAGATCTATAAAAAACGCGCCATCCGAAATGCGTTTAGTGGAAAACTGTTGATCGTGGATGAAGCCCACAATCTTCGCGATATCGCAGAGGGTGAAGATGCGATCGTAGACGTAGGAGGGAAAGCGGAAAAAGGAGATGCCGCGGGTGGTAAATTATTGACTCCTTTTCTGCGCGACGTCCTGATGTATTCGGAAGGCATGAAGTTTTGCGCACTAACGGCCACCCCCATGTATAACAGCTATCGTGAAATCGTGTTCATGCTGAACCTATTGTTGATGAACGATAAAAAGGCCACTCTTACGGAGACCGACCTGTTTGATCGCGAGGGAACACTCCTGGACAAGGGTGTGGAACGTTTGTCGCGTATTGCCCAGCGATATGTCAGTTTCATGCGAGGAGAAAATCCCCTATCCTTTCCTATTCGCCTCTTCCCTGAACAAATCGCACAGCTTCCCGCCTATCCCACTCTCAATCCACGACGAACTCCCTTGTTAGAAGAAGATCGTGACTATTATCGGCGTCTCCCACTTTTTCCTGTCCCCCTTCAAGGACATGCGCTTCAGGCATCTCGCGTGTTCATGAATGCCCTCTCTCCAGGCGGTGGAATCAACACCATCGATCTACAGGGTCTCATTCATGCGGGAAACATCGTCTTTCCTGCGACAGAATCGACTCAGGGAGATACCTATGAGGCCTATTTCCGACGAACCAATGAGGGCGCCCTGCTCAGCGTATTTCATCGTGAGATGGAGTCAGGAGAAGTCCGTTATCGCTCCAAGGTGCCCCCCTCTTGGCTCGCTGTCGGCGCACTCGCCTCCTATAGTCCCAAGTTTGATGCGTTGATCCAGCGCATTCGCACGGCAGAAGGATGTATCTTTTTGTATACGCGTTTTGTCAGTGGAGGTGCCATTCCGCTCTGTCTGGCACTAGAGGCAAATGGATATACTCCTTTTGGACGAAAACGCTCTTTGTTGATGGATGGGATCCAAGCGGAAGGAGGGCGCCAATGTGCCTCTTGCTCTCGGAAAGAAAGGGAACACGCGGGAGCCAACCATGCATTTTCCCCCGCCTACTATGGAGTCCTCACAGGTGACACCGCACTCTCTCCACACAATGAGGAAACTATTACTGCCCAGCGATCCTTTGAAAACGCTACAGGAATGATCATGAAAGTTATCATTGGATCGCAGATTGCGTCAGAAGGTGTGGACTTGCGATTTGTTCGCGAAACGCATGTGCTGGACTCCTGGTTCCATTTGAACAAAACGGAGCAGATTTTGGGACGTGCCATTCGTTATCTGTCCCATTGCGCACTTCCCATAGAGAAGCGAAACAACACCGTGTATTTGTATGTTGCGACACTCCCTGATGATGATCGGGAAACCGCCGATTTATACAGTTATCGTGTGGGATTTAAGAAGGCCGTGCTGATCGGTCGGGTTACCCGTGTGATGAAACAGTCTGCCATGGATTGTAACTTGAACCATGATGCGATCCTGATTCAGGGACAGCCCCCTATGAGAGAAGTGGATGCCCAAGGGCTGATCCGCGAAGAGGTGAACATTAACGATATGCCCTTTACCGCCGTATGCGATTGGATTGAAACCTGCGACTATACCTGTCAACCTCAAGTGGATGTTCGTCGTATCACAATCGATGACTCCACTTACGATGAATATTCTGCACGATGGCGCATTCATCAATTGAAAGAGCTCATTCGTGAGCTGTTTGAGAAGCAGTCTTTTTATGCAACAGAGGATATGTGGGATATCTTAAAAGAGATTCCTCGTCACGTTGCAGTGGACTTCTTGCAAGACATCGTAAATAATAAATCATTTCAAATTCGTCATCGCGAGTTGCATGGATACATTCGATATTGTAACGGGTATTATGTCTTTCAGCCAAATGTGTATACCGATCTGACGATCCCTCTTGCGGTTCGGGCTGCCTCCTTTCCTGTCAAGCGTGATGCATACCTTCCTTCTCCCCAAGAGCAACAGGTGATTCCTGTTAATGAGAACGAATCAGAGGAGCAGGATCCTATCGGTTCCTTTTGGGCCGAAATGGTATCCTGGATTCATGAGTTGGCCACGCACGCCGCTCACAGGGATCCTCCTGAGAAATTGGAACAACGGCGCGTGGCGATGGCCCGCGGTGATGCCTCGATCATGGAGCGATATCTTCATATGGTGGAGATCATCTACTGGTTCCATACCTCCTTTCATGCATCTCCTCAGCGGGATGAGAGAGCCTTTGAACACGCCCTTCTCTCTTATGTATGGGATGAATGGATCTCTCTAGAGGAACAGAAGGAACTGGTCTTCTCTGAAAAGCAGACACAAATGATTCAGGATGATCTGTATCAGATGGGGCGACTGGTGGTTCATCGTCTCTTTGACCCTGCGACGGGCCAACTCCACTATCTGTGTAATGAGACGGTATGCACAACCTCTGTTGTGGAAGAAATAGAAAGGGATAATACGGATGTGCTGAAAGCCTTTCACGTTCATCGAAAAAACGCAGGGGTGTTCTATGGATTTATCGTGTCCAAAAATGGGAGCATCGTCTTTAAAACGGCGGACCCTCCTGATACGGGAAAAAAGGTGGAGCGTGGTTTGGAATGTGAAAATGTCAGCAATATGACGGGGCATGTTGCAAAATTGGTTCAGTTAGGTGATGCCCTACGCTCCGAAGGGCTACATGATTTGGATCTCACTAGAAATATCATTCGTTTGGAACGTCCCATTGAAAATTCCACGCGAGCCTGCACCCTCTTGGATATTGTCCTGCGGTATATGGATGCCTCACGGATTCAAGGAAAACGATGGTTTTTCCGCCCGGTTCAGGCCTTTTATATGGGACATGCCTCTTCGTTTCGTGGACTCAGTAAAAAGGGCGGGAACGTGAGTAGAGGCCATAAAGGAGAGATCGACTTCTCGTCATAAAATTGAACAAAGAGATGATTCAGATAGTAGACACACCATGGAATCCACCGCCTTCTTTGAAAAGAAAATCAACCTCACGCCCCGTGAATTCAATGAGATCAAATCACAAACCGTTCAGGATCTCTTGACCAAGAAAGCGATCCAGATGATGGAGGAGAAATGCTCAGAACACGGTTTTGTCCTTCCCGGCACCATCAAACTGTTGTCTCACTCCATGGGTCACTTTGAGGCGGCCCGTTTTACGGGGGATGCAATCTACTATGTCAAGCTGGAGGGGCGTGTCATCTATCCTGCCGACGGGGTTCGTGTGACGGGTGAAGTCATCCGTAAAAACCAGATGGGTCTCTACATTAATCATCGCAATGCCATTCGGATCCAAGTGCCTCGTGATCTCCACCTTGGCAATCAGGAATACGACGGAGTGAAGATTGGAGATCAGGTGGAGGTGGAATTGAAACGCTCCAAGTTTGCCATTCAGGATGCCTATATTCTTGCCAGTGGCATGTTTCTTCGTCTTCATGGTGCCGAGTCCGAAGAAGAATCAGAACCCTACGAAGCGTCCGAGGTGGAGTCCGAAGCGTCCGAAGCGTCCGAAGCGTCCGAGGCGTCCGAGGTGGAGGAGCCTGAGGTGGAGGAGCCTGAGGTGGAGGAGCCTGAGGTGGAGGAGCCTGAGGTGGAGGCAGAGTCCGAAGCGTCCTAAATAGACTGCGAGTGAATTCACACGATGATGATCTATCCGGAAGTAGAGATGTCCTACGACGAACGAAAATCAATCTTTGATAACATCAAACAACTATCCAAACCAGAACAAGAAGAGATTTATCGTATTATTCGTAAAACCAAGGAAACCTACACAGAGAATTCCAATGGTATTTTTTTTGACCTGTCATCCATTTCCGAGGAAGCCTTCTCACAGATGAAAGAATATCTCCAGTTTTGCTCTAAAACACATCAGGAACACGAGGATCGTCTCAAAGAGTTGGAACATTTGCGGACACGCCCCGATCCAGAAGAGAGTGATACCTAAAGTCGGATCACATGAATGGAAGTAGAGTCACCATGACAACCCCTGCTCGTGTCTATCAGAATGTCAGCTATCAAGAATTACTCCGCTACGCGGAAACCAATCCCCATCGAGCCCGCACTCTGGATTCGATGGAGATTCGCATGTCCATCGTGAAAGAGACATCACTGGATTCCCTTCTTTTACCAGGATACACTGCATTTTCATTGTATCCTACTGGAATCATTAGCCTGTTTGCATGCTTGTCCGATCCTCATTATTACATGCTTGCCCCTCCCTCGGTTCGCACCGAACTCATCATGGCTCTGACAACAACTCTTCAGGAAGAGGTGGAAAGACTGCGCACTACCCCTCTTGCTCGAAAGCGGAAACACCTCTATGAGCTGATTGGAAAGGCCTTTCATGGAGCGCGGATGGAAGAGAAGGACTATGATGATCTGTTTCAAGGAATTGCCTACCTTCGAGAGATCCAGTTTGTCATCATGAAAGAGGCTGTTCAGGAGCGTGTGGAAGAGGGAAACGGGAAAGGAGACGAGGACAGGAAGGAGGCGCCTGTCCCTAGTGGCGTCAAAGGAGAGATTCACTTCTCCTCCAACCCCATGAACTGGAAGAGAGAGAACGCAGTATGGCTCGCGGATCATCATGCGAGATGGGTAGCCATGCCTTCAGGTGCGTCCGCACACCCCTTTTCTTCTTTGGTCGGTGAGTGGATTGTGGACATGGAATCCCGTGGATGGATTGTTCAGTGGCCCGAAGTAGAGGCGACGAAAGTAGAATTAGTGGAGCGTCTGTCTGCTCTTCCTAGTTGGCAAGAGACGGATCGAAAACATCTCAAGGATGTTCTTGCAGTGCGCCTTGGAAAACTTACCAGCCTACAGCTGTTTCACTCGTGGGCATAGGTATAAGGTATAAAGATAGCATGTGGGTATCCCTACAATGAATCAGGAGGGGCTCCATGTTCTCGTCCACGGATACAACGTGCCTAGAGAATGTCTGATACAGATAACAGATATCACTCATGGACGCCCTGTGTGGGATCGCGTCATCTATCACTTACAATGTTCTGTCGTCGCGCAAACAGGGCATACGTTCTCCCATGGCCGTGGATATTGCTATACCTATCTTCTAGAAGAGGGTCATCTGACGGTTCATACCTATCCTGAACGTCGTGCGTTCTTCGTAGACCTCTTTTATGACCAGGGTAACTATTCCGAAGCCATTGAAGTCATTCAGAGCGCCTTTGATGGAGCACGTTTTTCTTATCAGATCATTCAGCACTAGTAAAAATTGACAAGGGATCTAGTTAGACAGAAAGGAAAGCCTAAGGTTCTTTTGTCACTCAATAGTAGAATGGACCTCACTCTCGACCAATCCAAACAGCTGGACGGGTTTGTCAAAGATTGGTTCACCCACCCCCTCTTGGAATTAGAGGCCACCTTTGGAAAGGATGGTGCGGTGGACTCCACGACATTTCTCCACATTGCGCAACGGATTCGTGCGAAAGGGTGGACAGTTCTCCCTCAACAGGATTATCTGAACATCCTTACTCCGAATCAGATTCGGTTTACGCTGGATGGTCTCGGAATCATTCAGTCCTATTGCCGTGATGACAACCTCGAAGGAAAAGACTTCACCTCCATGATCAAAGACCGCGCCACTCCAGAAAGCAATGTGAATCTTCGCGAATATCATATGCGCTTCAAAGTGCGTCGCGAAGAACCTCTTGCATCAACGGACCCGCGCATTCTGGACCTCATCAAGCAGTGGCCAACCCTGCGCAAGGCCTTCCGATTGATCCGACGCTGGAGTTTTCAGGGTCACGGGATTCGTGTGGATCTGTCCATGGTTCGCCAATCCCCCTTTGTCCCAAGTAGCAATCCAGATCGCAAAGAATACCAGTGGTCTCAGCGTTTTCTTCAGTATAATGTGCTGATGGAGGTTCCTCGTTATGAAGTGGAAGTGGAGTTGCTTCATGGGACAGAACACACAGCGTCTCCTGAGGCCGCGCTCAAATCATTGATCCGCGGATGCGGAGAGGTCCTTCGCGCCATTCAGAAAAATTCACTGCTCATTCGGGAATCCGTGGCGTCACGCGTGCGATCCGACTACCGAACTCTGACAGGCAGTGACAAGTTTCGTGATCCCGTGTTTCGCGGTGTGGGACCTGTGACTCTCCAGGTGAAAAACATGACCAAAGACATCCAAGAGGAGGTTCCCAATATTCGCACGGGATACAATGTGACAGACAAGGCGGACGGCTTGCGCGCCATGGGCATGGTGGATGCGTCAGGAGAGCTCTTTCTGCTGGATCAGAGTTTGAATGTGTATCGCACGGGTCTTCAAAATGTGGCGTGTGCGAACTCCATGGTGGATGGAGAGTGGGTGACGATGTCCCATGACAAACGAGCCATTCATCACTATCTCCTCTTTGACATCTACTACGAAGAGGGTCGCCCTGTCTCTCGCCTCCCCTTTGCAACGTTCACGTCCGAGGGACAGATGGACGGAGATGGGATGTCGCGGTATGTTCGCATGAAGAACTGGTATGCGCTGTGGACACAAGATACGAAAACGATCATTCCTGGCATGGCGGAATCCAGTCGCCTGATGGTCATGCTGAAACGATTTGAGTTTGCGTCGGCCCTGGACGAGTCCGTCTTTACGCGGTGCGCGACACGCATTCTGGAGACCAAACGGATCTATCACACGGATGGTCTGATTCTGACCAGCAACACGGAGCCACTCCCTGATCGGGCGGGTGTTCGCTTCAAACATCAGTTTAAATGGAAACCGGCCATCGATAACACAGTGGATTTCCTGATTGTCTATGAAAAGGATCCAGATGAGCCCGCACTGGACAAAGTCACGACCAGCATTGATCCGAGCAACAACCAGACCATTCAATACAAAACCATGAGCCTCTATGTTGGTGGAGAGACATCTGCCCAGCACAAGGATCCGCGTTCCACCATTCTGCGTCAAGAGCCCCTTTTGAAAGAGGGAGATGGCCCCTCCCGCTATCAGCCCATTCTCTTTACTCCCACGGACTATACGGATACCATGGCGCATACCTGTCACCGCATCCTGGAAGTGCAACGTGAAACGGGAGAGCAGTATATCATGACAGAGGACTCTCATGAGCCCATCCCGCCTCGCAGCATCGTAGAAATGCGATATGATCCGACGAGAGAACCTGGTTGGCGATGGGTTCCCTCTCGAATTCGTCATGACAAGACGGAGCGCCTTCTTCGCGCCATGAAACTGAAAGGTGCCATCGTATACAAGGGAATGATGAATGATTCGGGAGTCGCCAATGATGTATGGAACTCCATTCATGACCCTGTCACGGTATCCATGATTCAGACGGGCAATGAACAACCGACTCTTGTGGAAGTCCAGGCGCTGGTCCATTCCCGTGAAACCGATATCACGAAAAAATACTATGAACGCAAGGCTCCGAAAGAAAACATGAACCTCGTGAAGGGTCTCCAGGACTTCCATAACAAATACATCAAAAATCGCATTCTCCTGAAGAGCGTCCTGAAAGGCGGGAAGAAGAATCTGCTTGACCTGGCATGCGGAAAGGGTGGTGATATGTATAAGTGGATCTTCAATCGGGCGAATATGGTGGTGGGAATCGATCAGGCAGGAGAGAACATTACCAATTCGGACAATGGTGCCTACAAGCGATATGTGGAGGCTCTCACGGAACTCGGTCCGCAAAAGGTGCCTCTGATGGCCTTTATCATTGGTGACAGCTCCAAGTCCATTGTGTCAGGAGAGGCGGGAGGAGCGCCTGAAGAGCAGGACATGATGCGATCGATCTTTGGACGGGCGGAACCCAAAGGTCCTCTCCCTCCCTACATTCAAACCAAACTTTCGGGCTCGTTCCGAGAGGGGGCCGACGTGGCCGCTTGTATGTTTGCCATTCACTACTTCTTTGAATCCAGCACGATGTTGGATGGCTTCTTACAGAATCTGTCGGACACGGTGAAAATGGGCGGATACTTCATCGGTTGTTGCTTTGATGGAGACAGGGTCTTTCAATTGCTTCAATCGGTGGAGAAGGATCATGCCAAGAAGGGATGGGAGGGAGATGTCCCGCTTTGGTCCATTACCAAATCCTATGATCAGGAGAACTTGACAGATGATGATGCGTCCGTTGGATTAGCCATTGATGTGGAATTTATTAGTATTGGTTCTACTCATCGCGAATATCTCGTTCCGTTTGCCCTTCTCCAATCCAAACTGGCGGACATTGGGTTTCGGCTCTTGACGAAGACGGAGCTGGCCGAGATTGGCCTTGGTGCATCCACGAACACCTTTGATGCCAGTTACCAGATGGCGGAAAAGGGAAAACAGTCCTTTCCGATGTCAGCATCGGTCAAAGAGTTTTCCTTCTTGAATCGATGGTTTATCTTTAAACGTCAGGATGCTCCGCGAATTCCTGCGGTTGTTGCTCCTGCGGTTAGTGCTCCTGCGGTTAGTGCTCCTGTGGATGATGCGGTTGCAGTTGCTGATAAGGCAGTATTGGATGATGAGAAAGAAGATCCGTCTACCGTCGTTCAAGAGCCGTCGGCGACCGTGCCTGCTCGCACCTTTACACTGAATGAGGTCTTTCTCTTTGGACCCAATGTGCGCATTGCGGATCTCTTACAGCTCAAAGATCTCTATGCGGGACGCTGGATGAGCCTTTCCGCACCGTTCCCCATTCCCGATCCTGAACGACCCGCCATTCTCTATCCCTCTGTGGAGCACTACATGGCAGCCATGAGATTGGCACGAACGGCCACTCCTGCTGAGCGAGGTCGCGATCTTGCCGTGACGCTCTTCAGTCGCGAGGGCTCCATTCACCAGAAGTTTCTTCAGATGCGTCTCATGAAAAAGGTGGAACGCAAACAAGATCAACTGATCATCATGGACGATACCGAGACAGAACGATTGCTCGCCGAGACCAAGAGCGTGAAGGATGCGCTCCTGAAGAAATCGCTAATCCCCTTCCGCATTACGCTGAACGATGCCGAATGGAACCTCATGAAAGAGGATGTGTTGCGCGAAGCCCTCACGTATCGCTGGGAGCGTGATGCGCGTTTTCATGCGATTGTGGAGGCCTCGCGGACACAAGGGAAGTATCTTCTCTACAGCCAGCCCGCGACGAATGTGGGCTCAGAGTGGGGCGGACAATGGAAATCGGGTCGTATTCAAGGAGAGAATAAGGTCGGACACATCCTCATGAAGATCGCGGGATTTTCCTTTTAGGGCATTTCACTGCCAAAGGTTTCCAAGAGCCCCCATAAAATTTGATTCCACGATCTCTTTTTTATGATACCACACCGATACAAGATGCCTCGTGAAGCGTGGAAGCATCTCACGCGACTTCATCATCATCCTCGAGACGATCACATTACCTTCCATGAACCCACTCACAAATACTATGTGAATGGATCCTGTCAGGGAAACATTTCGTGCACGGGATTTGTTCACGAATTCTTTGGGCACTTTGATGGGAAAGCTATTCTCACCAAAATGCGCAAGGGCCCTAACTGGGCCACCAGCAAATACGTCGGGCGCACGGACGAAGAGATCATGGCAGAGTGGTCTCAGAATGGAAAGATCGCATCCGAAGCGGGGACGGCGATGCACTTGGCCATTGAACAATTCCTCCATGGTGCGCCTGAACAGATCCATCCCGCGGTCCTGGAGTCGGTGGAATGGAAATACTTTATGAAATTCTGGGCAGACTGTGGAGACGATCTGGAACCGTATCGCAGTGAATGGGAGGTCTTTACCGATTCCACCGTTCCTGTGGTAGGAGAGAAAAAGATCAAACTATGCGGATCCATTGATATGGTGTTTCGTCGCAAATCCGACGGAGCATTTGTCATCTATGACTGGAAGCGCTCCAAAGAGATCAAATCGGACAACCCCTTTGGATCGGGGCTGGCTCCGCTGGAACATCTGCCCGATACGAACTATTGGCATTACACGATGCAGTTGAATGTCTACAAATGGATTCTGGAAACCTATTATGGGATCGTCATTGCGGACCTCTATCTCGTCATCCTTCACCCTGATCATCCCTCGTATCGTCGGATGCGATTGAACATCATGACGGATGAGGTAGAAGACATGATCGAATGTCGGCGACGTGCAGTGGCCATGGGAAGCAAACAGAGTGTCATTCTTCCTGTGCCTGAGGAGCCCGACTTTGTAGGGGACCAGAAGGAGAAACCACTGGCGTCCTTTGCGTTTCGCTTTCCTTCTTAGGCTCCAAAGGATCCACGGCTTTATTTTTCGTCCTTGACAGGCGAGACACGCTGTGGCCGTCGGATACGTCGTGGCGCGATCAATGGCACGGTAGGAGCAGGAACGACGGGATTGATAATGGGTTCAATCGGTCGCAAGGATGCAGGAGGGAGACGTGGTCGAATCATCACAAGTGGCGCTGACCTCCATGCTTCCATGAGGCGCTCAGGCAGGGTCGCAATGGCCAATTGCGAAGAACCATTCTCTTCTAGAAGACCAGTGCCACCATCCGCAAGAAAGACCAGAAACACAATGGTATCGGTGGACCCTCTGGAGGGTCGCACGATCTGAATCTCTTTTTCAGTTGCATCTCGTTGCTGAATGATACCGATCGGACGTTGGGTCAACTTCACATAGGTGGTCAGATGAGAGGGACGAAGCATCGTCGCCGTCTCGTCCAAACCAAGCTCTTCCAAGGTGACGCCCAGTGCTCCCATGAAAGGGAGAAGACGATTCGCATCCATTTCATCCGCCACACGAAACGTATAACGATCACCAAGAAAATCGAGCTCTGCTGGCATGACAAGGGAGGATTCTTCCTGTTCTTTGTCTCCATCTTTTGCCTCCTCACGTGACATCTCCTCATAATAATGAGGGCTCTCAGGGACCGACTTATTCCAATCCAGTTGTAATAATTGTGTCCAGGTAGACGATGATTCAGGAATCAAATACTGATCGCCTTCATGAATCGGGCGAAGAAGAGTAGATACCTTGGAGACGCCATCGGGTTTCATCAATTGCTTTCGGCGGTTAGGGAATCGCACCAATTCATCGATAATGCGCTTGGTGAACAATTCCGAGGTGGATACCATGCGGTCCTTATCCAAGGGAGTTCTCGCAGGCACATGAAGCAGGCACCTTCCACTATCTTGTGGTTCCTCCTTTCGGTCATCTTGGTCCTCCTCTTCCTGATCTGCTCTCCATACACATGATCCTGTGCACGATGATGCGTTGTCGATCACACGGCAATCTTTACGTAGAAAGGAGGTAGTGGTTTCCCATTTTTCCGTATCTGGATACAGCCATGACGCGATGGTAGACCCAATATACAAATGCAATCGTTTGCGCCGTTCATATTCAGGAAGATCCCGTGAAAAGATAATATCCTCTACGCCTTTTCGGAGACCCGCTCCTCCTTCAGGACCCGCAATCCAGCGGGACACCATCAGACGAAACTGCTGATACCACTCTTCTAATTGCTCGGAGGAAGAGGTTCGAGTCCACATGGGGTCCGTGCCACACGTCTTTTCCGTGGTTGTCTGATCCAGAAGATCATCCCATGAGGGTGTATCCAACGAAGGGGGTTGTCCCATCAACTGCCGATTGATATCTCCTTCCAACTGATTGATGGTGGACACGGGAAGGGGAACAGGGCGTTTTGAGAGAACCTCTTTATCGATAGGAGCCGAGACGGAAAGATAGACACCATGTTTCAATTGGATAGCGATGATAGCGGATCCCTTTTGGATGACACGCTCGATCTGGTAGCCTGGATAGAGTGACAAACGGGGAGCAAGGATCGTCTCATAATACGTCAATACATAATCCAGTGGTGGTTTGATATCCTCCCCATCCAGATAGATGTTTTTTATAGAAAAGGCGGAAGAAATGGACACCACCCCATCATCGATCACAGGAACGGGAATGATAGCCCCCTGATAAGAAAATGTCACTCCAATGATGTGATTGTAGCTGTCCTTCATCACGCCCTCTGGACGGATCGGACCTGGGACAATCAGAGAGGAGAGGGGAATCAAGGCACGCGGATTCACGCTTTGTTGGGCCGTGTAGAGCGTATGATAACGATTTTGGCATTGGGTCATAAATTCTGTCACCCTCTGTTGGACAATGGGGGGCCAAATGGATCGTGTCGCATAGGTCCATAATACAATGCTCTCATGTTTATCTTGCTCCGCACCCCTTGCCGGTTTGTTGCTCGTATGAACATATAGCTCATATTTTGCATGGACCACTCCTGTCGGTGCATGAGTGCGCTTCATACGGGAGAGAAAGGCCACATCGTTCTTTTCATTTCGTGGAAGCGATACGCCAAAAGGGGGGCATCGAATCGTCACAGGAGCGGTCCCATTGTCTTCCAAAATGATCAGTTGAAGTCCGTTGGGAGTCAGCAAACCAGGTTCAGACAAGAGGGGCTGAAGGTGACGAAGGTCTTTGCGTTGCTTGGAATCCTGGATAAAACGGAGAAATCGCTGGTAGGCATTATATACGCGGAGAAGAGGATACAGCGTATGTGAGTTCACGGCAATACCTAGCTCTTTATTAGCCCAGTATGCCAATTCTTGCCGTGTGGCAGGCATGGCACTTCCATCTTCGGGTCGAAAAAACTCCAACACCAGGTTTCCAAAATGCGCATTCAGAAACACACGGGGAATCATGGCCGCTCGGATGCGCTCTTTGACCGCATCGATAGAGGTCACTCGCAACAGAGGCGCAAGGATTGCCAATAGGGACTCGTAGGGAAACGCGCCTGGTGTTTCCGTGCCGATGCGGAGGAAACCCTGTGCGTTGGATCGTAGCTTTAGATGAACCTGAACACGCGTCACAATTTGTGTGGTGGATTCTTGAGCAAAGAACTGGTCAAACAGGGGAGGTGCCATGGCAAACACGCCCGCATCAGGGTGCTTATTGGATTCAATGATGTATCGCCTGTGAATCGTTTCAAACAACAGAGGATAGGCCACTGATCCGTGCTGGGTAATAAGAAGACGCTGGTATTCTTCCTTTGCAATATCCTCTTTATCCACATGATCCTCTACGTCTTCCTGTTGAAAATAGGAGCGAATATGCTCAAACGCGGGATCGGAAATGCGGAGGGTAGACTGTGTCAAAAAACAGCAAGGGAGGGCCAACCGATTAGGATGAGTGGTCTCCTTTAAAAAACGAATGGCATTGTGATAATTCTCTGTTGCTGCTTTGGTTTTTCGTTTCATCACAGTGTGCCCCATGGGGGCCACCTTTTTCTTCTTCATCTCCGAGGTAATCAGCTTTCCATGACAAAACGGACACGAGTCTTTGGGTTTCGGGCGACCCATTCGATCCTTTGTTTTCTCAAAATCCACGGGTCGGACCATGATCTCATCACTGAGACAAAAATAAGGGGGGCAGAAATAATATCGGATGTGATCGATGTCTGATCCATATCGCATCACCATTACGATTTCATCTCCTTCCATAGGGGCAACGACGTCTTTTTTCCCCTCTAACGGATACACCATCCAGAAAATGGGATCATCAATATAGATCTCTCGCATTCGTTCATATTGATCCTCTGTCAGCACGGCAGGTTGACGATCATCATGTCCCGCACATGTGCGACTATAGCCGTTCTCTGTCGAATCTGTTTTAAAAATAAAGAGGGAGGGATCCATTTCTTGGAGTTTCCTAAGGAACCAGGTTTGAGGGGTGATCTGCTTTTGATCATGTACTGCGAGTGCGGAGGCAGAGGCAGACGCAGAGGCAGGGGCGGGGACAGACGCAGAGGCAGACGCAGAGGCAGACGCAGAGGCAGACGCAGAGGCAGACGCATCGGACTCCTCATTCTCAAAGGGATCTACTATGCGAGGACGCATGGTAGCACGAGGCGCCATCTGAGATACCGCTGCCGACGCAGCAACAGCAGATGGCGCCGTCTCGACAAGAACCTCTCCACGATCCAACTCATCTTCATTCGCAAAAGGATCTCTCCATGCAGAAGCTCGCACAGAAGGGAGGCCCATGGGACTCCGCTGAACAGACTCAATCCGCTCTTCCTGTCGCAGTTCTTCTTCATCCATGATCTCATCGATTTCCTTTGCCTCACCCTTCCCCCGATTCTCTTGAAAGTAGGAATCGTCTTCCATAAAGAGGAGAGACAACAGTGTAAAAATTCTCTCATAGGTCTTCTCATCATCCACGCGATGAATATGAAAATAATAGGAGGGTTCCTGAACATGGATGTGAATGTCAATTCCCGAATGATAACTCTCTACAAATTCACCTTCCTCAGGGATTTGAACCGTGAAGATACCCTTCTTTTTATACCAGTCTGCCACGGCATCCATTGCCTCCTGTTGCGTAAAAGAGAACTCCTGTTGAATGGCCTGAAGAACAGATGCGTCAGGCACTTCCCCTTCTATGCTCTTTTTTGTAGCCAGCTGTGTAATAAACGTAAAGATGTTGTCCTCCATGGCATACTGACTGACCGCCTTGTATCGCAAGGAAAGAAATGGTTGCTCTTGGGGAAGAGGACGAATCTCTTTGAACACCGATGAAAAAAAGGGGAGACGCTGTAGAATACGAGATTTTGTAAAACGCTTGGAGGAGACACCCGTTTTCATTTGAAAGGTAGCGGAGATCTCTTTCAATCGGGCCTCTTCGAAGGGTTGAGGAAGGTCTTCCCACACCTCTTCCATATGGGGGGTTCTAAAATCCGAATGCGGATCCAATTTTCGAACTCCTTTGGGGGGTTGGACCAACAGAGATAGTGTGCCATCCTGATATACCTGAATTGTCCCATAGATCGAAGGAGACAGTCCCATCATGGGCCGATGGACATATTTGATCGAACAAAAATCGATTCCTGCGGTGCGTGTCGTTTCATTCCCCCATCCTTCCAACAACGAGGGATCATCCAGTGTCGGAATAGGAATGACCCCCTTGACATGAAGTTTTGTAACGCCTGATCCCTCCGCAGGAAACAACCGAAGAAAGGGGCGAAGATCGGTCGCGCGACATCGGTAGAAAAACGACGCACTCCCTTCAAATCCCTTGACAGGACGCTTCCAAATCAATCGCAATTGTTGAATGCCTGAGAGGCGCAAGAGAGGGACCTCTGCCTGTTCTTCTACCATGCGTTGCAAGAGATCCATCTTCTCCTTTCTCTCACTGACTGACACCTGAATGAGTGATCCAAAGTCTCGATCCTCTCGAGTAAGGCTCTGAGTGCTGATGGAGATCTCCATGAAATAGGGTGCAAAGCACGTATTCCACTCGGATTCACCGATTGCGCTGCCGCGCTCGAGAAATTCACGGCGAAGAATGGAAAAAGGAAAGACATGAAGCACAGGCATTCGACCCTGACGGCTCTTCAGAAAGACCTGTTCGATCGTGCTTCGCCCACGAAGTTCATAGTGAGGGTTGGCATAACTTCCATCGGATGCCTGAAAGCGCATGTCAGGCTCTGTCGCCGTTTTTCGTGGATGGGCGAGAACATAGGTGTTTTTCGCATCATTGGTTCCTGTGGGATACCACAGATAGTCTAATGGCGTGTAGGTTGTCTCCAATGTAGGAGGGGCAATCGCGTATCCACTCTCTCCTGTGGGAACACCGATGAATTGAAATCGTGGGGCAAACATGGGGTCATGTTTCTTAATGGCACAGAGATGGCGCTTGATATCATGGAGCGTATCAAATGGATACATATCCTCTAGGATCACATGTTCATACTGTTCCTTGCCAGTCCATATAAAACAATGGACCGGAGGCATGTCTTCACGAAGACTTAACAATACTCTAGGAGCAAGGAGGTCCTCCATGGTGGACATCTCTATGGCTTTTTTATAAAATAATAATCCACTCTAGGCCCTGAAGGGATCTCTGGTACCCCTGAAGGGATTTCTGGTACCCTGAAGGGATTTCTGGTAGATTATTGCTTCACTTTCTTAGATATCGTGCCCACTTGAAAGTTTGTCCCGTCTTTCGCGGGATCATACCGTGGCGCATCAGTAATATAGACACCGCAATAACTAACAGGATGCGCCGAGAAATCAGTATACTGATACAGTTGGAGAGCCTCTGCCTCTTTCAGTAACCAGCCAAAATTGTTCCAAAAATCAGGTCCATGCCCCACAGATTCCGTACACACATGAGATAATTCATGAAGTGCCACAAACATCATCACATTCTCATCGACAAGGCTTTCATCCGTCCCGTCACGTTGTCGCAGACACATATGGATGGATTCGCCCTTATTGACGGTAGAGGAGGTATGTTCTGAATCAGGGGTGGCCTCTAGAAAACGCGCGGGATCGGCCTTAAAATTGCGGACCATTTGTTTGATCTGGGGTTTATCAGGGTATTTCTTCTCTAGTGCGTCACAGAGTTTCATGATACGAAGGCGAAGCTGTGCCATCACATTGGCCGCTTGTTGCTTATCAGGAAGGTCACGGACACGATAGGATTGGCCGTCCACCGTAGAGACGACGCTGACAAGGGGGTAGGTTCCTCCCACGACCGATCGGAGAAACGACTGTGCTTGGTCAAGGAGGGACATTCTGATGACATGGGATGTTTCTTGTGATGATGGGGGGGACACATATGTTTCTTAAAGAAGCATATGTGGCACCTCTTGGCAGAAAAGACAAATAGGGCAGAAAGGGTCAGAAAAGGACACTTACGCACCAATCTCCAGCGGGCGGTGGCTCGTATCCGAGGCAATCGTGGACTGGTTAAAGATGCTGACCGCCACCTGCGGGTTCGGGGGCTCGGAGCGGAGCTGGAGGTTCGCGTTGCGAAGGCTCTGTCCAACGGTGTTGCCACCGATCAGGGCACCCGCGCTGAGGAAGTTCTTGCCCTTGAGGTAGCCTGGGCCCATCGGGGTCTGCTCGGCCCACACACTGTTCATGTCCTTCG